TGGCAAGTTGTTTCAACGCAAGATGCTACTGAGTATCAGAAAGATAAAGCAAAGATCATTAACTCAATGTTGTCAGATATGACACATAGTTGGTTCTCGTTTATCAGAGAAGTGAGTAGCATGATCGAATACGGGTTTAGCGTTCACGAAATCGTTTTGCGACGACGACTTAAACGTAAAGGCTCGAAATACAATGACGGGTATGTTGGTATTCACTCATTACCCATTCGCGCACAAAACACAGTGATTAGCGGCTGGAAATACAGTGATGATGGAAGAGAGCTTGTTGCAGTTGAGCAAATGATCCCGTCTCCCTTGTATGATCGTTTAGTCATTTCCGGCATCAAAATCCCTCGCAAGAAATTCCTCCTGTTCAACACCGACACCCACAAGGGAAACCCTGTGGGCAACAGCCCTTTCAAGGCTTGCTACATCCCTTGGTGTTATCGCGTAGATATTGAAGAGCGCGAAAGTGTCGGTATTGGTCGTGATTTGCAGGGTATCTTTCTCGCTGAAATCCCGCCAAACTATCTTGACCCGGACGCTACAGAGGCTGAGAAAGCCACTGGGGAGATGTTCAAGGCAATTGCCGCTGGTGTACAGAATAACGAGAAAGCTGGTCTAGTTCTTCCGAAACAGACGGACTACGATTCCAAGCAAGACATGTTTCGTTACAGCCTTCTCCAGACATCTGGTAGTAGAGCATACAACACTTCTGACATCATTGCAAGATATGATCGAAAGATTCTTACAGCATTGTTCGCTGACTTGCTTTCGATGGGACAGAATAGTGTGGGTAGCTTCTCCCTTGCCGATGCTAAATCATCAATCCTTGCAATGGCTATTGAGTTCCGTCTGAAGGAAATAAAGGACGTGTTGGATACGCACCTCATCCCCTTGCTGTACGAGATGAATGGATGGGACAGTGAAGATGGTTATCCTGAGTTTCAGTTCACTGATCTTGATGAACGAGATATCGAGAAATTCTCTTCTGCTATTCAGCGTTTGGCTGCTACAGGGATGATTGAGCGTGATCGTGAGATCATGAACCTGGTCAGAGAGACTATTGGTGCTACACCGTATCCTGATGATATGCCTGTAAACGAAGACATTCTGACTGGTGGTGCAGACACTCAAAGTAAGACAGGGAAATCATTTGGTACTCCCACTGGTGGGCTAAATGGGACAGCAAACTCAGTAAGCTCAGAAGATAACAGTGTAAGCAATCTTTATAACGGTTAGGAGCGAAATGTACAACAGGATTAAAGCGAAATACTTTTCCGCTCCTCTTCTGATGGAGCAATCTGAGGTAGATAAATATCTGTCTATCTTATCAAGTAAAGAAGGTGAAGTGTATGCAAAATACGATGCTCAAGTGCAAGAAGCTGCTGATAGCAATCTTCCTTACGGTGCTTCTTATCACGAAGAAACCCGAGTTGGTGTAATCAACATCTCTGGCTCTCTCACATACAAATCCACAGGAATGGAAATGTTGTGCGGGGATGGCGGCATGTCTAGCTATCAGTCTATTGAAACAGCTTTCCAGCAGATTGCTGAAATGGGTGCAAAGATCATTGCTACCATGGGTGATACTCCGGGTGGTGAGGCTTATGCCTGTTTCGAGACTGGTAAAAATCTGAGAGCAATTGCTGACGCTTACGGGGTCAAGTGGGTTGCATACAATGACGGAACTGTTGCTAGTGCAGGGTATGCTCTTTTGTGTCCAGCAGATGAAATCATTGTCAACCCAGCCAGTGAGACAGGCTCTATTGGCGTTGTTGCCACATTGCTCAACAAGAATGGCGAGCTGTCTCAAAAGGGGCATGAAAGAACCTTTGTGTACGCTGGGGAGAATAAGATTCCCTACGATGCAGAAGGTAATTTCAGAAAAGAATATATTGATGATGTGCAGATGAAGGTAAATCTGTTGTACATGCAATTTGTGAATCATGTATCGCAATTTCGCCCAATGTCTGAGAATGAAGTACGTGGGACGAAGGCTTCGATGTTTATTGCAGAAGAAGCTCTTCTAAATCACTTGGCTGATAAAATGATGACTCGAATTGAGTTTGCAGATTACCTCAGCAAAATGTCGGAAGAGCTTATCGCTCTTGAAAGAAACCCTCAAGAAAGGAAACCAATGAATTTCTTTGAATCGTTCCTCGGTAAGCGTAAAGAAGCCTCTGCCGATGTTGCCAATATTGAATCGCTACAAGCAGAGTATGCGCAGTTTGCTGAACAAGCCGCTATCAAGGTGGATGCGTTGAATGACGAAATTGCCAAAGCGCAGGCATCTGCTGACGCCTGGAAGCAGAAATACGAAGCTGCTATTGCTGAACAAGCTAAAGCAAAGGCCGATAGTCGCCTGACCCAGCTCACTTCTCTGTTTGGTGACGAAAAGGGCAAGTCTCTGCACGCTAGTTTGTCCAAGCTGTCTGACACTGATTATGCAGCCATTGTAGAGGCAACCAAGGCTCTGCAAGATAACGTTGACAGCAAGCTAGAAGCTGTTGCCGGCATTGACGCTGAGAATAAAGAAACCAAGAACCTGGGGGAAATCAGCGGCACCGCAAAAATCCTCCGCGAACGCTTTGCAAAGCAATAAGGAGAGAGTATGCCAGTTATTTCTCAAACTTACCCGACTAATGGTAATTTGGTAATTTACGAAGAAGGTAGCGAAGTTGGCTGGACTCGTAAAGGTGTTGTGGTAAACGAAACCGTCGATACTGTTTATGGTCACGGTACTGTGCTTGGTAAAGTCACTGCCACAGGTAAGTGGAAAGTGTGTTCGCCATCAGCAGTAGATGGTAGTCAAAATGCTGCTGGTATCGTGCGCTGGCAATCGACTGCCAATGGTGGTGATTTCACTGTCAAAGCCATCACTGACACCCGAGTCGTGATCTCTTATCGCGGTAGCCTGATGGTGTCTAAGGATGCTCTTCGTTTTGGCCCAGGCTTTACCACTCAAGTACAAAAAGATGCTGCAATTGCTCAACTTGAAGCACTCGGCATTGAATCCACTGTAACTATTTAAGGAGATGCTGAATGCCTTTGATTCAGAATAACACCAATCCATACGGTGTTGTAGACCGTACCGACGAGCTACTGATTGTACCGAATAAGTATGGTCTGCTTCAAGACATGGGCCTGTTTAAAAGCCAAGGTGTAATCGGTAGTTCGTTCTATGTTGACGAACACGAAGTATTTACTGGTGCGCTAGTTGACTTGCCGCGTGGTACTAAGCCTGCTGCTGGCCGAGAAGATGTCCGCCGTCGTCGTCACTTTGAAATTCCGCACTTCCCGATGCGTCAAGCTATCCGTCCGAGTGACATTGCCCGTGTAAGCACTCGAGGTGATGGTATGCTGGACACGTTGGACATGAAGCGTGCAGAGAAGATGGAGTTTATTCGTCGTACTCTGGCAAATACGCTGGAAGTGGCACGCTGTCAGATGCTGACCGACGGTACTGTGTATTCCCCGAACGGTAACGTTGTCCTTAACGTGTACACTGAATTTGGTGTGACTCGTAAGGAAATCGACTTTGCATTCGGCACCACTGCCACTGAGACTCTGTTGAAGGGTGAAGAAGCAATTGCTCACACGCAAGATAACCTGCAAAACGGCGGTACTTACTCCGGTCTGGTGGCTATTTGTCATCCGACGTTCTTCAATCGTTTGATCACCCATGCTTCTGTCAAAGCTGCGTGGAGTCTGTATCAATCGACTCAAGAGCCGTATCGTCAGCGTCTGGGCGGCAGCAATGCTCTGCATCGTCAGTTTGAATATGGCGGTGTGACTTACATTGAGTACCGCACCTCTAGCACCACTCCGTTGATTCCTGCTGGTGAATGTCGTTTTGTTCCTACTGGTACTGATTTCTTCAAGACCTACTTTGGTACTGCTGAGAAGTTTAGCACTGTAAACCAAATTGGTCAAGAGGCATACTACTTCGAACAGAAGGCTATCACTGACGACGAGTGGACTATTGATGCTGAGACTAACTTTGCGAATATTTGTCTGAACCCTCGATTGATGATTCGCGGTTATTCCACCAACTAAGCTAATTTAGCAGAAAAGAGCTTCACGGCTCTTTTCTATATTGTCCTCACAAGGATAATGCAGAAAGGAGCAATAATGCTTGACCCAATTAATAACCCGGTACATCGTATTCGCCTCACTTGTGGTGACACTGATATGCCGTATTGGCTAGAAGATTCGATGTACGAATATGCATTGTCTGTGGCTAACGGAAACGAAAAAGCTGCAACAAAACAATGCGCACAATACATTTTAGCTGCACTAAGTAGAAATGCTCATGAGAAACTTGTTCAGATTGAAATATACGGTAGAGAGTATTTTGAGAACTACCGAGAATTCATCATGACGGTGATTCGTAACCCAGCAAGCGGGGCTGTAGCGCCTATCCCTTATGGTGGCGGCGTGATGAAAGAAGAGCAATCCTTTCTCATTGCTAACGGTGAAGTGAATGTATACAAGTCTCCCGTTAAAGTATTTCGAGGGAGGCCGTGGTGAACAGGTTTTACAGCAATATTCACAGAGTAGTTGCTAGACACTGTGCAAAAGGTGGTGTTGACGGAGTGTTTAGGAAAACAGTAAACAACTACAACCCAGATACTGGTGAGCAATCAGAGGATGTTTCAGAATACACCTTCAGAGCACTTGAATTTGATTACGAGCGGTATAACTCTGGAGAATCTTCAGTTCCTGGTACGGTCGTTGAGAGGGCTGACAAGCAATATTTGATTGACCCTATGACACTAAAGGACAAGGACGGCATTACTGTATGGCCTTCTATCCTACCAGAAAAGGGCGATGTGTTTGATGTGCAAGGAACCACTTCTACAGTAGTGCTGATTAAGGAAATCTCGCCAGATCACATTACCCCTGTAATGCTTGAGGTGCAAACAAAACGATGAGTGTATCAGAAGCTAAAAAATGGGTATCATCTGTGCGAGAAGAAATCCTTCAATCGTCGTCTAATGCTTGTGTGTCATTGTTCACCAAAATCATCAACGGAACACCGATTGATTCAGGACATGCATCAGGTAATTGGAGAACTGCCCCTTCTCCTCCCATGGCAGAGATTCAGCGTAATGGTAAAGACGCGGCAATTCAAGAAGTGAACAGTGTACTCAGTAAGACATATTTTGCAAACAACAGGCTAGTGTATTTCTACAACAATGTGGATTACGTTTCTGGCCTTGAATATGGCAACCCTGCTTACACTAACCCTGCTGCCCCTTTCTCTGCTCAAGCCCCTGCTGGTATGGTGAGGATTAACATCAAGGACGCATTGGTATGAGCGACAGTATTATCCGGCAAGTGTTAGAAACTCAATTAAAGACATTGTGTTCTGCTTTCACTCCTCCACTGCCCATTGCTTATCAGAATGTGGCGTTCACCCCAAAAGTTGGTGTGGCATACGCACAATGCTACATTCTTCCAGCAAAGACACAAGACCCGTCGATTGGTGATAGGCACAGCAGAAAAACAGGAGTGTTTCAAGTTAGTTTATGTTTTCCTGTCAATGATGGGAACGCAAAGATTGAAGCAGTGAAAGACAGTATTGAGAATTTCTTCTACAGAGGTAGAAGTTTTGAGAAGAATGGTAAGTGGGTGAGTATTGATAGTACACCGAGTAGCACATCTGCTTCAGTTCAAAATGGATGGTATGTTTTGCACATATCAATTGATTACAGGATGGAAGTGTTCAGATAATTCCATTCTTCTAAAAGGAGAAATATATGCCGATTCCATCTGGCGTAGAAACCCGGTTGACTATCGGGAAAGAAACTGTTTGGGGGGTTAAGCCTCTAGCTTCTGCTGGTAAGCTCACTCGTCGTACCACTGTCACTCTTGACCTGGCTCGTGACACTTTTGAGTCTGCTGAAATTATCTCTACCGCGCAAACACAAGATATGCGTCTGGGTAGCGATAACATTAGCGGCACGCTGAATGCTGAGCTTTCTTGCGGCACCTACCAAGACCTGTTTGCTGCGGCTTTTCGTGGCCCGTGGTTTACCGGAGCATCCCTCGCCGCATCCACTGACATTGAATTTGTAGCACCGAACAAGATGGTGCGTACAGCAGGTAGCTTCCTGACTGATGATTTCAAGATCGGCACTGCTGTAGATGTTTCTGGGGCAACCAATCCAGAGAATAACGGCCGATTTGTTATCAGTAATGTTACTGCACTTGAGCTTACTGTGCAAGTGAATGTTTCCAACACTGTTGCTATGCCGTTTGTCAATGAAGCTGCTGGTGCTGCTGTCACTATTGCCACTGCTGGTAAATTGCTGATTGTACCTCTGAGTGGTCGTACCAATGATAGTTTTACGATTGAAAAGTATTACGAAACTATCAACTTGAGTGAAGTGTACACCGGCAACAAGATCAGCACCATTGGCTTCAACTTTGCTCCGAACGCGATGGCAACTGTTGCTTTCGGGTTGATGGGTAGAGCTGCCGAGTCTAATGCTGGTCCGTATTTCGTTAATCCAACAGCTAATACGCTCACCAGTGTGCTTGCTGGCACTAAGGGCAGTCTGTTCATTGGTGGACAACGTATTGCCACTGTCACAGGTCTTACTATCGACCAGACTGGTAACATGGAAACTGGTCAAGTGATTGGTGATCGCCAAACTCCTGATGTGTTCCTTGGTCGTTTCACTGCAAGTGGTCAATTCACTGCATATTTTGAGAATAACGATCTGTGGGAAAAATTCAAGGATGAGGAAGAACTCACTGTCACAATGAAGATGGAAGGTGACGGCATGGAAGGTATGCTATTTACTCTTCCTCGCGTGAAACTTGGTGGTGCAGGCAAGGACGATAAGGAAGTGGGCGGTATTATCCAGACTGTTCCGTTTACCGCTCTTCTGTACACTGGCACTGGCCCGTTGCATCGTACTACCATGGTGCTGCAAGACTTTACTCTGTAATACATTGACAATTTAACTAACACGTTCCCTCCGCTTAGGAGGGGACTTTCTAATGAAAGAGGTGAAAACATGGGCTTTGATATTCGCAAACTGGACACTAAGGCTGCTTCCGAAAAAGGCTTGACTTTTGATGTAATGTGGGATGGTCAAGAGATTGGTGTAAAGATTAGTGTTGTAGGTGCAGAATCTGCTGTGTTTAAAAAGCACAAAGCAATTGTTGACGGAAAGATTGAAAACGCCAAGAAGCGCGGTAAAGAGCTTTCTGGTGAAGAAAAGGATAAGCTGTATTCCCAGCTTGCCGCTCATTGCACTACTGGCTGGATAGGCATGGAGCTTGACGGTAAAGAGCTTGAGTTCAGCAACGAGAACGCATTTGCAGTGTATACAGAATTTCCTGTGATTGGTACCCAAGTGATTGCTCAAATCTACAACCTGGTTGAGATGGTGGGAAACGTGGAGATTGGCGAGAGCTAATTGAGTGGGTTGAATTAGAAATTGACTCAATGCTTGACGAAGGAGGAGCTTCTACACTTGAGCATTTGCTTTACGTGCTTGAAGCTACAGGAGTAGCTCCTCCAGAGCTTGCTAGGTTGCAAGAGGTGGATTGTCCATATTCAATGTTTCATATTTGGATAGCTTTTACACAGCTTAGTGCAACACGCTCTAGCAACGGCTTTGGCCCTAACCCGATTACGTATCAGGAAATTGAATCTTATATGCGTACTGGCGGGATTGAGCTGACGTCAGATGAAGTTGATATTCTAAAACAAATAGACATTCTCTACTTAAACAAAGTGAACAAGAAATTGTCAAAGAAAGCAAACAAGTAGAGAACAATGGGAGAGGAAGATGACAGACGCCATTTCACGTCTTGGTGTAGTTGTTGAAGAGAAAGGTATTCAAGAAACTCTTCGCGGCTTAGACAAGTTAATTGTAATGATGGAAAAGGCTGAGAAAAAGGCTTCCTCTCCTGTTACATTCTCTGTAGACACACGTCAGCTAGATAAGGCTGCTGATAGACAAATTGCCTTAGCAGAAAAGCAAAAAGCTGCTGATCAAAACTTGGCTCGTGCTAAAGAGAAACAAGAGGCTTACACAACAGAAGTAAAGAACAGAGAAGCTGAGAAGCGTAAAACAATCGCTGAAAATGAAGCAGCACGCCAATTAACTGTTGAAGCAAAAGCTGCTGCTGCACGCGACTCCATTGTCTCACAATTTGAAGAGAGACGAAGAACTTACACTAGCAAGATCAATGACGACATTCAGAAGATTACCGAGAAGTCTGAAAAAGAGCTTGCTAGAATCAGACTAGATGCCGACTCTAAAGTAAGAGTGGCAAAAGAAACCAGTCTAGCAAAAATCGAGGAAGCTGAAAAGCGATCTGCTGCAAACGTTTCAGCTATCCAGCAAAAAGAACGTGAGAAGCGTATCACTGAGAATGCTCGTGCTTTTCAGCGATCTTCATTGGAAGAACAGAAGGCAACTAACAAGAGCGAACAACTCTCTGAACGCAGCAACGCTCAAATCATGGCTATCCGTGAGCGTACAGCAGCATTTGCTGAGAAAATGCATTTGCGTGAGCAAGCTGCTGCTGAGAGATCGTTGAAAGCCCAACAACAAGGTACTATGGGGCTGTACAACCTTGTGCAAGGGCTGCAAGGGGTGATGACTGTTGGATTTGCTGGGTTCGGTATTCAGCAGATGATCACAGACCTGATTAAGGCTGCTGATGGGATGACAGAGTTGTCTGCTAGACTTCGCCTTGTTACATCCACAACTGCTGAACTGAATATGGTGCAACAAGAGCTGTATAAAAATTCTCAGCTCGCTGGCACACGAATCAAGGACAACACGGAAATCTATTTCGGGCTTGCGCGCTCAACTCGTAACCTGAACATTTCGCAGAAAGACCTTATTTCTCTTACCGACGGACTTGGTAAGGCTGCAATTGTTTCTGGCGCATCTACTGAGTCGTACAAAAGCGCCATGGTGCAGCTTAGACAGGCTCTTGAGTCTGGTGTACTGCGTGGTCAAGAATTCAACTCTGTGAATGAGCAAGCTCCTCGCATCATGCAAGCAATTGCAGAAGGGCTTGGTAAGACCACTGGTGAGTTGCGTAAAATGGCTGGGGAAGGTAAGCTCACCACTGACGTGGTTATTCCTGCTTTGAAAGCTGGTTTAGTCAAAGTGAATGAGGAATATGAGAAGCTCCCGAAAACGGTGAGTCGTGGTTGGAATACTATTGAGAACTCGTTTCTTAATTGGATTGATCGTGCAAACAATGCTTCTGGAGCAACTTCTTCTCTGGCTGCCTCTATGTTCTCCTTGGCAAAAGGGATGGACTCAGTTAGCGGTGAAACCATTGTCTCTTCCTTGGGGATGATTGGCACTGCTGCTACCGTGGTTGCTACAATATTCACAGGGAAATTGATTGGTGCTTTTGCACTATCCCGTAAAGAACAATATCTAAGCATCGCTGCAAACATCGAAAAAGCAAAAAGTGATCACGCAGCAGCAGTGTCCTCTGCCAGAGTGGCTGAACAAAATGTTGTTACAGCAAAAACTGCGTTAGATAAGGCAAATGCCACTTTGTTGGCAGCGGAACGTGATCTGGCTGCTGTAGCTGCCGCTGACTCATTAGTGCTTGCTACAGGGACTCTCACCAGAGCAAAGCAGGCTCAGATTGCAGCTACAGCTAATCAGGTTTCTGCTACAGCCGCATTGACTGCCGCGCAGGAAGCAAATGCAGTAGCTTCTAACACTGCTGCTGCTGCAATGGAGAAGAATGCGTGGGCAACCACTAAGGCCGGAATTGCAATGCGCGGGCTGGGGACAGTGTTCACGATGCTTGGTGGCTGGGTGACGGTGGCAATTGGTGTTATCTGGGGCCTTGTCACTATTTGGGATAGAGTAGCAAACGCTGCTGAGAATGCTGCTAAACAGCAGAAAGATGCTATTGCGGCTGCTCGAGGAGCACAAACCAGAGCTGATGTAAATGAACAACTCGTCCCATTGAAGAAACAACAGGAACAACTCCAAACAGAAATTACAAGAGCTGAATCAATTGCTGCACAGGCTGATGCTTCCACTGAAAGAGGAAGACGTCAGATTGAGAATGTCAGCAGGTATGTTGCATCAAAGAAAGCAACACTTTCTGGTATCACCTCTACAATACAACAAATCGAAAACATCGGTAAAGAGAGGACTGCGTCTTTAACCAAGCAAGTGGCGGACAGTGTTGAAGCTGCTCAAGCTCCTGGTAAAATTGCTGATGCTTTTGAAGAGGGGGCAAAACACCTCAATAAAGCAGACAAGGGTGCTAAAGAGATCAAGGAAATTATCGCTAGACGAGACGCTGCACTTGGTACTCTGAGATCGTCTTTCACGGGTGAAGACAAGCGGAACGGTATTGCTAATGCTACAGCTATTGCAGAAGCAGAGAAGCGGATCAAACTTTCTGCTGAAAAGGAAATCAAAGCTGTAAGAGAAAGGGAAAAAGGCCCGACAACCAAACCTCCCGAATTGTCCGCTGGTTATGAGCAAATGGTGTCTTACACGAAGGAAGAGCTTGAGCTAGTAAATAAGCTTGGTGCTGCTCAAGAGAAGCTACTTGGTTATGTTACTCCTGAAATCCTACAAAGAAAGCAAGCTGTAGAGATAGCAGAAGAACAGGCTAATGTTCAAGCAAAGATTGCCAAAATTCAGGAGCAAATCAATAAGAAGAATCTTGGGCCTGGTGTAAAAGAGAGTTTGCAGAAAACTCTTGAATATTACCAGAAACGCACAGACTTCATTTCCGAAGAATTGGCTGTAACACATGCTTTGCAGAAAGAACAGAACAACCTCAAAATCTACCAAGAAGAGATTGTAAAACCGGCCCAACGTAGACTTGAAGTTGAGAAAGCTACGATGGAATATATGGTGCAAACCGGACATTTGTCCAGTCAGGAAGCACAACGGCAGGCGTTGATCAACTCTTTGAAGCAAGTGGAGCTTGAGTATGCTGGTCAAATCACTGAAGCAGAGAAGACATACAATTCTCTGAAAAAAGCTGGATACGAGAAAGACGCAGCTAACGCTAAGAAGCGTCTCGACAGACTCATTGACGAACGAGACGCTAAGTTAGAGATTGCCAAAATCAAGCTTGATGCTGAAGAGCAAGCAAAGAGTCTTGAAGCAGGATTTGGTAGGGCTTGGCAGAAATACCGTGATGAAGCCAATGATGCCTCTAAGCTCACTGAAAAGCTCATGGGAGATGTCCTGAAAGGTATTGAAGACGCTCTGTATAGAATGATGAATGGCATGAAGGTAAGTTTCTCTGATCTCTTTAAGAGCATCATGAATGATGTCAAGCGTTATCTTGCACAGCAGATGACTAAGGAAATTGGTGATAGCATTACTGGTCTTCTGTCAGGAAAATCCCTTACCGCTGACATTGGCGGGTCTTCTGCTTCTGGCGGATTATCTGGAATCCTCGGAGCTGCCACAACAGCTATCAAGGGTTTTGGTTCAGACATTCTTTCTTGGGTTGGTGATTTCACTGGAAGTAGTGTTATCTCATCATTGAGTTCATCTGTAAAAAACGCTTCTGGTGTGATTAACGTCGCAAATCCCTCGTTTGTTGGCCCAATTCAACCATTTGCTGATGCCGGCGGAAGCTCTTCAGCTCTGTCTGGTATTGGTACTGGTCAAGTAGTTGCTGGGTTAGGTACTGCATTCAATCTGTTCAATTCAATTAAGACAGGTAAGGGGTGGGGTGCAACAATTGGCGGATCACTAGGGATGGTAAACCCTATAGCAGGTATTGTCGGTAGTCTTGTCGGCGGACTTGCTGATTCGTTTTTTGGCTCCAAAGGTGGCCCAAAACAAGGTGGTAATTACAACGCTGCGTTCACTTCCACTGGCGGGGTTGTAGCTGAGAACATGTTCGGTGGATATACTCCAAGTGAACTAGATAATCAGATGCAAACCACTGTCAAGGACTTCCAGAAAAACTACACGGACTTGGTTAAGCAGCTAGGTGGTGTTGCAAAAGACCTCACTATCAACCTTGGTGGTGATCTTGACCCGCAAGGAACTGCTGGTAATCGTGTTAGTGCTCAAGTGGCTATTGGCGCTGTCGGCACAGGGACATCTGACACAGGTCAAGCGGAAAGAGCGTTGTGGGATGCTTCGTTGTATAGTAGTGTATCAAAGTCTGTTAGCGGTGACTTTGACGCTGCTGTGAAGCTGGAAACCAGCAGAATGCTTGTTGCAGCATTGAAGAGTAGTGACCTGCCGGCCGATGTTGCAAAAGTGTTTGAAGGTATTGACCTGACGAACATTACGCAGTCTCAGATTGATGCGTTGCTCACCCAGGCCACCACTGCTGCTGATGCGTTTAAGACAACGGAAGAAACTGTAAAGCAAGCTGCTGAAGACCTCAGTGGGATTCTATCTTTGTTTGAGAAGTGGAAGTACGTGTTTCCTGATTTCGTCAAAGCAAGTGATACTGCTAAGAAGGCTTTGGTTGATTTGGCTGGTGGAATTGATTCATTGTCTAGTAAGATGTCTTCCTACTATGAAAACTTTTACACAGAAGCAGAGAAATCGGCTTTCACGTGGAAGAGCATTTCTGCTACCTTGTCTGAAGCTGGTGTAAAAACTATCCCAAAGACAAGAGAAGAGTTCAGGAAACTTATGGACTCGGCAGACATCAGTACAGAGGCAGGCAGGAAACTGGTAAATGCTCTATTGTCAGTTGAAGGAGAGTTTGCTTCCGTCACAAAGAGTCTTGATGACGTGACAAAATCCGCCTCAGACGCTGCCGCTGCTACAGAGGAGAAGGCAAAGGCAGATAAAGAGGCAGCAATCAAAGCAGCTCAAGATACCCTGGAAGAAGCTAGACGTAAAGTGCAAGAGGCTTACGACAGAGAAGCAGATTCACTTCGTGCAGTAATTGATCGCCTAACCCAGTTCCAAGATCAAATCATGAAATTCAGAGATAGTCTCTATCTTGATAAAACGCTTTCTCCTCTATCTAACTACGACAAATACCAATTTGCCAAGTCTAGACTAGAAGAAATTCAGGCTAAAGCCCTGTTAGGTGATGAAAAAGCACAGGCAGAGCTGGAGCAAGCATCTATAGACTTCCTCGAATACAGTAGAATCTATAACGCCAATAATCAACAGTATCAACGAGATTTTGATTCTGTGCAAGCCTTCTTGAATCGTGTTCAAATTAACACGAAAGAGCAGATTGACCAAGCAAAATTGCAATTGACTAAACTTGATAAAATGGTGGAAGGTATTCTTACTGTTAATGCGTCAGTGATGACCCTTGCACAAGCTATTGCGGCTTATCAGGCTGCTCTTATTGCCCTCCTAGCGGCTCAAGGCGGGGGTGGCAGCACACCTACTACCCCTACTACCCCTACTACCCCTACTGGTGGGTCAGGAACTGGGGGCACTGGCGGGTCAGGAACTGGGGGCACTGGCGGGTCAGGAACTGGGGGCACTGGGGGTACAGGAGGTTATGGGCCATCCCATGACGCACCTTTACCAGGGTATGAACAGACTGCTGCTTATGCCGGTATGGCAGTCAGTTCACTGTTCGGGAGGTCTGCCACCCAACGAGAGCTTAACTGGATTGCTGAACCATTAGGAAAAACCGCAAGTTACGACCAAGTTCTGGCAGCAGTATATTCGTCGGCTAGTGGTAGTGATCTAGACTACCTCAAGTCTGTAAGACAGGGGTGGATTGCAAGCGGCTATCAGACATTGTTTGGTAGACAAGCCTCTCAGTCTGAAAAAGATTGGTGGTATAGCCAGCTTGATTATTCCAAGACAAGCAACAGTGTATATGCAATGCTTGCTGCCGGAGCAACGGGTAGTGACCTTGAGTACCTGAAAGCCAATCATCCTTGGATGGTGAATGGTAGTCACGCTAATGGCTTGGCTAACGTCCCTTTCGATGGGTATCTGGCAGAGCTGCACCAAGGCGAGAGAGTATTAACCAAGGCTGAAAACAGCGAGTATTCTGGAAGCACTACAGGGTTTGTCACTGACGTGGTAGCCCCGCTGCTGAAGGAAATTGCTGCTCTTCGCGCTGAAGTGAAAGCTCTCAAGCAAGAGGTGAGTAATCAGGGTGAGGCTGATCGTAGTCAACGTGGAGTTATTGCTGAGACTCAGATTAAGGTGATGCAGACACAGGCTGTAGAAACTATCAGGGCAAGCAATAATAACTTATAAGGAGAGAAAGGATGGAATATGTAGTTACAATTGACGCAGTTAACATTAACACTTCTTCGCCTAAGACGTTTTATTTCTCTGGTGGAGTGGGGTTCACTTCGTCACCATCCTCTTCTCCTGCTAATACGTTTTTTGATCCGAGATTGAATAGGCCATATGAAGCTCGAAGAGACATGTTTGATAAGAGCACAACGTATGGAGCTGTAAGCATGGGAGCCGGGGAAATCACTCTGAATAACACGGATGGTTTCCTCGACTCATTCTGCACAGACTATGCAATTAATGGAAGAGATGTAAAAGTGTATGTCAGTGAGAATTGGAGTAACAACTTCCCTGCTGACTACACGCTTGTAGGAAAAGCTAAGGCTGTCCTGGCACAGTCAAATGACAAGGCTGTCAGGGTGAGCCTCAAAGATAAAATGAAAGACCTAGATAAACCTCTATTGCAGAGCAAATATCTTGGTAATAACTTACTACCCTTCGGAACTGAAGGCGTAGAAGATGATTTGAAGGAACGCAGAAAGCCTAGAGTATACGGCAGAGTGTTGAATATCTCTCCCTACTTTGTCAACACAGCACGCTTGATTTTCCAAGTAAGCGATAAACCTTGTGCTGTGACAGCTCTGTATTCTCGCGGTGTAGAGTGGACTTCTGAGGGTAACTATGCAGCATTTAATGATATGCAGAATGATGCTCTAGAGCCTGCACAAAGCAAATACAAAGTGTATTCTGGCAGCGAAGGAACATACATTCGTCTCGGTAGTGTTCCAGCAGGAACATTGACATGTGATGCCGAGACACCTGAACAGAGAGCATCTGAGCTAGTCAAGACAATTGCCCTTGACGGGGGAATCTCTGTTGTGGACATCAACAATTCTGATTTCACAGCAATGAATGTCTACACTTATCCGTGCGGGGTGTGGGTAACAGAAGAAACCACTGCTGCTCAGGCAATGTCAATTATTGCTTCAGCCATTGGTGCATATTTCTCGTTTGATAGATTTGGTGTATTAAGGCTTGGTAGGCTGGAATTACCAACAACAGCTACGCTTAGTCTGTATGAAGATCAATACATGTCGTTTGACCTGATGTCAACGTCTGATGCAGATGAAGGGATTCCTGCCAGGACTCTTACGCTACAGTATGCCAAGAACTACACTCCACAGACAGACTTGGACGACACAGCAGCGTCTGCTCGTAGTAGCTTTGCCAAGATTGAATACAGGAAAGCTGTGGCAAATAGTGCTAGTGCTGCTGCATTGTATGCTAATGCTCCTGAGATGGAATTGCAGACAAGCCTAATCAATTATGCTGACGCAGCATTTGAAGCAGCTAGACGCATTGAGCTATTACAGCACAAGAGAGTGTATTCTGCAACCGTGCGAATCACCCCTGAGATGTTTCCTCAAGCTGACATCGGAGAGTGTATAAAAATCTACCACTCAAGATGGGGATTGTCAAATGGAAAAGTGTTGAGAGTGATTGGGATGACGTACAACTTCTTCCTTCACGAAATTACATTCAGATTGTGGGGGTAGAGCATGGAGAAAGTACGATTTGGTTACAGGAATAGAATTGATGCTGCCACATTGTCTGGAGGGAGCTGGCAAGCCCCTCTAACGAACATCCAAACACTAAGATTAGCACAACGGGCAAGAAGCACCACTACTAACTCGAATGACTGTCTTATCAATATCGAGTTTGATGAAGAGCGTCTCATTCAAGTGGTGAGTGTGAATGCCCACAATATCTCTGCTTACGGGGATGTGCGAATCTTCGCTGGGTCAGCTCCTGGATTGAATGATCTGTATGATAGCGGTGAGGTAGAAGTGTGGCCTCCATTGTACTCCACTCTTTCTCTTCATTGGAGAGATTACCATTTCTGGTCAGGTAAGATTGACGAAGAGGCTAGAAAAGAGTACCAGAAGAATTTTATCCACATTTGTACAGCAAGCGTGAAGACAAAATACTGGGGCATCCAAGTATACGACGCTAACAACACTGACGGATATATCGAGATTGGTAGATTGTTCATGGGGAGACTATTCGCCCCTCAGTTTAACGTTATCTACGGCGCTCAAATTGCTTGGGAAGACAATAGCAAGATTGAATCATCTCTTGTTGGTGTTGAGTATACGAGTAAGGTTCCGATGACAAGAGTTGCTCAGGTAAATTACGATTATTCGTTTAGACGAGAAGCTCTGGATGGTCTGTACGAGCTGCAAAGACAATCAGGGACAACCCAGGAAGTGTTATTTATTGGGAATGCTGATAACCCTGGTCAGATGGTACGACTAGGATTCCTTGGAAGATTCCGGCGGATTGAGCCGCTGAAATGGCATTTTATGGACATTCACTCAACGGGATTTGAAGTGAAGGAATTGCTGTGAGGTTGACTTCTGCACGATGACGTGATATGATATTAGCTCATTCAACAAGTCAGTGAGGTAGGGGTATGAAGATTCATTTGGGTGCTGGGTTTTGTGAGGAGGATACTGGCGAATACTATGTGTACACTCACTCTGTAGCTGGTCACGGTGTGTTCTATGTCGGCAAGGGGAAAGGTACTCGTTATACAGAGATGACTGGGAGAAGTAAGCGCCACACGGAGTTCTCTGAAGGAAAAACAGTGATTAAGGAAAAGGTGGTAGAGAATTTGAATGAAGATTTAGCTCTACTTCTGGAATGGGTGATTATTCAACACCACTTAACTGCTGGTGATAAATTAGTCAACACAGTAATATCATCACCGGGAGCCGCTTATTCTGAAGAGACTAAGGCAAAAATGTCAGAAAATAATTCAGGAACCAACAACCCTTATCACGACAAAAATATTTATCACTTCATTCGCAAAGATGGGGAAGAGTTTGTTGGTACACGAGTAGCATTTACGGAAAAATACGGATTTTCCCCTTACGTAATTTTCAAGCCAAAGAGTAAATTGTCATACAAGACTCACAACGGGTGGACATTGAAAGGTAGAGAATTTTACAACCAAGAAGGTGAGAATTCTCGCGTGTCTGATAAAAAGCGGTATTTGTTCCGTAATGACGACGGTAGAGAGTTCACTGGCCTACGTACTGCTTTCAGTAAGGAATACGGTATTCAGAGTAAACGTCTATTCGGTAAGCGTGCAATGAAAGTTTATTTTGGATGGAGGGTAGTAGAATGTTTAGACAAGGATTGATATGCCTGTAGTTAATACTGTTTATTTTGATCCCGCCGTTGGCGGGACAGGTCTCACTGTAAGCGATGACGGGAACCCTCAGTTTGGTCTTGATAATGATGGGCATCGTGTACGCTTCGTGCCAGCTCTACAGAATCTCGTCTACATTGGAGCGTTCGTAAAGCAACGAGCCGTCGATGTAGACGCCGCTGTAGACGAAGTGATGGACGTACTAGATGACGCCATTGCTGCGAAGAACACCATTGAGCAATATGTAGACGATGCCCAAGCTATTGCTGACGATTCTGCTGCTTCAGCATTGCTGGCAGAGAAGTGGGCATCACAACTCACATACCCTGTAGCAGACACACGGTGGTCTGCTAGAGAGTATGCTAATCAGGCTAAGTCCACTGCCGACAGCATGGTGAACAATATTGGCCTATCCCGTGTTGATGGTGGTGACGCCATGACCACTGTTTACGCTACCACAATTGATGGTGGCGGCGCAGCTTCTGTGTTCACTGGAGCTATCAACTGTGGCAACGCAATTTAAAGAGAAGGATACACCATAAATGGAAAGAATTCAACTAAGACGTGATAGCGCACTTGGCTGGTCAACGAATAACCCTATTCTGGCATCAGGTGAGATTGGGATCGAGTTATCTCCCACTCCGGCACACATTGTTCTGTTCAAGGTGGGGGATGGCATTACTGCCTGGAATAGCCTGCCGTACCAGAATGAAGTGTTCTCAGGTGCAACTCTAGGTGCAAACACATTCACTGGAACGCAGACAGCACCCAAGGTGGTGGCTACGTTTGTAGATAAGCTGCTAACTGTTACACCTAATGCAGGTAATAGTAACACTGTATCAATTGATACAGACCTTAACACATCTTTTATTGTTGATAATACATCTTCCACTGGGAATATCACTGTTACATTTGCTGGGAAAGCTGGTGTAACTACTGGTAACAACGAGATGGGTGCTGTAATAGTGAGAGTGAGGCAGGGAAGCATAGCAAGGTCAATTACTTGGCCTACATTGAATGCTTGGCTGACATCTGATGGACTATCTCCAACAGCCCCTGCTGCTAATAAGCAAGCAGATTTTGTATTCTCTTATGATACAAACGTTAACGGATGGGTTGGGAGGAAGGGGGCGACATCTTGAGGCCAGTGAGTAAACTACTTTTTAGTATTCTTATGCAATCGTCTGGCGGGAATGGTATTCAGAATTGGACACAGCACTCTATGCCCGCTGGGGACTGGCGGGTGGTGGCATACGGGAACGGGGCTTTTGTAGCTGTTAACCTCAGCTACAACATATCTGCCACTAGCACAGACAATGGGGCTACATGGACACAGCACTCTATGCCCGCTGGGGACTGGTATGGGGTGGCATACGGGAACGGGGCTTTTGTAGCTGTTAGCCTCAACAATAACACATCTGCCACTAGCACAGACAATGGGGTAACATGGACACAGCACTCTATGCCCACTGGGAACTGGCGGTGTGTGGCATATGGGAACGGGGCTTTTGTGGCTGTTAGCTCCAACAATAACATATCTGCCACTAGTACAGACAATGGGGTAACATGGACACTACATTCTATGCCTACTGGTAGCTGGCATGGGGTGGCATATGGGAATGGGGCTTTTGTAGCTGTTAGCCTCAACAATAACACATCTGCCACTAGTACAGACAATGGGGTAACATGGACACTACATTCTATGCCTACTGGTAACTGGTATGGGGTGGCATATGGGAACGGGGCTTTTGTGGCTGTTAACCCCGGCTACAACATATCTGCCACTAGTACAGACAATGGGGTAACATGGACACTACATTCTATGCCTACTGGTAACTGGCGGTGTGTGGCATATGGGAACGGGGCTTTTGTAGCTGTTAGCTACAACAATAACATATCTGCCACTAGTACAGACAACGGGGTAACATGGACACAGCATTCTATGCCTACTGGTAGCTGGCATGGGGTGGCATATGGGAATGGGGCTTTTGTAGCTGTTAGCTACAACAATAACATATCTGCCACTAGCTACTACTAATAAAAGGAAAACAATATGTTTATAAATACATCTACAAATGAGTACCCTGTCAGTGAACACTCTATAAGGTTACAACACCTTAATACAAGTTTTACTGAAGAGTTTGTTCCACCCACCCCTTTCAAGCGAGTAAGTGCAACTGTTCATTCTGAGAAGTTTAACAATGTCACACACACCCTTGAGCAATCGACTCCAGAGTGTATCAATGGTGAATACTTCCAAACTTGGAAGGTAGTTGCAAAATACAAAACGAAAGAAGAAGAAGATATTGCACTGGCTGCACATCTAAAACACACTGTAGAGAACAAGCTACTTGAAATCAACTCTATGCGTGAAAAAGCTAATTACGACTCTTTCACATATAACGGGAAGCAAGTGAGTTGTTCTGCATTGTCAAGAAGTGATATTGACGGCGTTACGAGCTATGTTGCTCTTTTTAACTCCTTTCCAGCAGGGTTTCCACACAAATGGAAGTGCATAGACAACACATTTATTCCTATTGAAACTGTTGACGATTGGAAGAGTTTTGTATCTGCAATGGCGGAACAAGGTACTAAAAACTTCTTGCACTCTCAGTATCTGAAACAGCTTGTAGCTGGGTGTACCACTGCTGAAGAAGTGGAATCCGTCACATGGGATACAAAATGAAAATCATCTTTGCAAATAGCAACACCATCGGGAGCAAGATTATCCGATGGAAGACTAAAAGTCAATGGAGTCATGTAGGAATTGTAGACCTGAAACGCCAAGTAGTATTCGAAGCTGTCTGGCCAGATGGTGTTGTGCAAACTTCCCTGGATAAAGTGATTGCTAGGTCAAATGAATGGGAATTCAGAGAGCTTCCTATTGAGCATTATGGGCCAGCAATTGCTTATATGATTGCACAGCTAGGAAAGCCCTATGACACATTTGGTGTGCTAGGGCTAGGCTTCAATCGTAACTGGCAAGACGACAAGAAGTGGTGGTGCAGTGAGTATGTAGCAATGGCAGCCCTGCAAGGTGGCAATAAGAGCTTCTCTAACAGCCTTAGTACAGTCACCCCACAAGACGTATACAACGCAACAGAGGCTGTTTAAATGGCCTAGAAAGGCATTTCTATGCTAGATGGACTAGACCCTCAACAAGCAATGTTAGCAGCAGGAGGAGTGGGAGGGACGATTATTGGAGCTGCCTTCTTCCTGCGTTCAATCATTGCTAAGTGGATTGGTCTTGGAACAGCTATTGATTCGGAGAATGCTCGCAAAGACATTGTAGAGTTGCTAAGAGAGCAAATTGATAAGCTGGTAGACCTGAACAAAGAGTTGAGGGAAGAGAATAGAATCTTGAGAGAAGAGCGATTAGCTTCAGCAGAAGAGAATTCGCAATTGAAAGCAATGGTGAAAACTCTGGAGATTAAAGTGGAATTCTTACAGGAGAGTATTGACAAATTCCGAAAAGGAGAGTATAATCATGAGTAGAATTAAAGAACCATCTACTTGGGCAGGTATTGCCTCTATCTTTGCCGCAATGGCAACCCTTCCGATTCCTGTAGCCCAGCCTTGGCTTGCTGGCGTAGCAGGAGTTGCTGGTAGTGTAGCTGTGATGCTGAGAGAAACATCTAAGAAAGAAGCTGATGTCTCAAAGCAATAAATTCTCAGCAGCATTCAACAAGGCTTTCGAGAATGTAATTGGTGTTGAGGGAGGCTTCTCCGATGATCCAAAAGACCCAGGCAACTGGACTGGAGGAAAAGAAGGGAGCGGAAAACTCAATGGCACAAAATATGGCGTATCTGCTGCATCTTACCCCTCTCTTGATATTCGTTCCATCGCACTAGAAGATGCCAAGTCTATCTACCACAGAGACTTCTGGCAAACAATCAATGGCGACGAATTCCCTTTCTCTGTTGCTAATGCTTTATTCGATTGTGCTGTCAACAGCGGCTGTGCTTCTGCTGCAAAGCTGTTGCAACGCTCTCTGGGCATCACTAGCGACGGAAAGATTGGGAATCTCACTATTGCTGCTGCACAAGCAAAAGACCCGACAGAATTGCTGATTGATTTCCTCACAGCAAGAGCTGTCTTTTATGCACGTCTAGCTAAATTCGAGCTATACGGCAAAGGATGGATGAAGCGTCTCTTCACCGTCTTTCATCAAAGCCAATCAGAATAACCTGAGCGGCACACAAAGGAGAAACACACAATGGCCCTGATTCCTGACAATCCTATTGTTCCTACCCCTGTCATCACCGCAACCCAGGCTGGCAACACTGCTGCTCCTGTCGATGTCACCTTCACCATCAACGACATTGAGTTGCTGTGGCAAGCTAAGCAATGTGCCAAGCAAGGCACTCATGCGTATGTTAGCGCATTCATTGCTGACCCGACAAGCGGTATGGCTGGCGGCACGCTAGATAAGCTGATCAATGCTTTGGTGGTTGAGCTGGCTACTGACACTGTTACTAAGTAATTTGTTAGTGAGTAAATAGAATAAACCCTCCCGTTATGGGAGGGTATTTTTGCGTCTACGGCGAACCGTTTAAAACACACTTACAAGAGGTTCTTCTGTATAGACTTCGATCTTCCCTTTCGGAAGATATGTCCCGTTCGCATCTTTAAGAATCTTACGTTTTACTACAGGAATTTCTGTCTCCCTCTTTGGGTATGGTTTTTTGTTAAAGGGAAATCTGATGTTCTTGTATAAAGGCATGAGATACACATGTTGTTTGGAAGAGACTACGGACACATTGTTAAATGTCTCGCACAAAATTTCATTGGTTGTGTGAGTATCCCGTAAAGGGTGTTTCTCTTTATACCTGTGCCAAACTGTTACGCTATGAACAATATTCCCATCCAACTCATAAAAAGAATCACTCAATAGATACCCGATATACATCCAGTTTGTTGCTTGGTAGATGTACCCAACATTTCCTTCTTTTCCATCACTAAAACTGAGGATATACTGAATATTTGTATTCTGCCTAATCCATTTATTACACAAAGATATTGCCTGTGACTCTGAATTTCTTGGTTCAGAGTCTGCCATAACCATCCGGTTGAGTTCCAGCATTCTAGCACTTTTGTGAATCTTGGTGGAAGTCTTATCTCCGTTCATGGGCGGCCCGTATTGTAAGCATCCAACTAATTCACCGTTCTTGAATACCCCTAGATGTATCTTACTGTTTGCCACTACTTTACCTGAGTAGTGAAAACGCTTCACAATTTCCCTGGCAACCTTTGAAGAGACTTCCCTGATTTCATACCTCATTTTACCCCCTTTTTTCTTTAAAAATCAAATTACTATCATCACACACCTGTTCGTACCAAGATTAGGTGCAGGGTGATCTTTTTCCCTGACACAATCGTAATGCCAATCTGGAAGAGGGCACCCTGGCTGACCCCACTGTAGGTCTTGCTGGTGGTGCTCTAGATAAGCAGATCAATGCTCTGGTAGTGGCTCTAGCTTCCAGCACTGTGACCAAGTAATTGTAGCACAGACTAACTAAAATGTAAATGCAAGAATACCTCTCCTTAATCGGAGGGACTTTTTCACGTCTACGGGAAATTGAATTGGATTTCCGAGGGATGGACTACCATCTTCCACTGATGTTTACTAAGCTCGTATTCCCATTCTTTTCTTACTGGTGCGTAGTATTTCTCATCCAGTTTTTGGTTTAGCAATGCTTGTAGCTGCGTGATGGAATTCTGTAGGTTGTTTACTTCGGCATCGTTTGCAACACATCTCGCAACACGATTAATGAGTTGTCCTCGAAATTCGCGGAGTTGTTCTTTCTGTGCTTTCTCTTTTTCCAGTAAAGCTGCTGTACGGGATAGTTGTAGTTTTACAGAGTAACAAACAGTATGGAAGCTAAACCACACACTTCCATAAAGACTAAATCCGTCAAACATCGGGATACTACGTGGTGAAGAACGATGCTGAAATAAATCCTTATCTCCTCTGAAAGCTAACTTCACTTCTGCGACAATTTCACCATTGTTGTGCAGTTTTTCACTGATAACCTCAAAATATAAAATCTCTGATTCGTTTGTAAATTCAGGACTGAGGTGTTGCAACTGGATAACTAACTCAAAGAATTCCTTAACATTTGAGGCTTCATTTTTTGGTCTGCATTTAGCAGCCTCCCACTCTTTTTGTTTGTTCGACCAGTAGTGAGCTTCCTCTTTGTGTTGATGCACACAAGCATTATACTCTTGTTCTCTTTTGTGGAGAGCACCGCAGTGTTCACACTCCCAAACTTGAATAGTGGTCATTTATCATCCTTTACCATTTTAACGAAAAGCTCGTTCTTCTTTAAGAATAGCAGCTTCCCGCAAACACTGTTCAATGTCTAGTTTATCATACCAACTGTACCCCGAATAATGTTCTTTTGCAAATTCTGCTCCGTACATGCTTACAGTTGTAATGAAATGACGACGCATGTTCTTTTCGTGGTAGTCTTGCAGCCTGTCAACAAACTCCGAGATGGAATCTTCCACCACTTCCACTGTGTAACTTTTACGCCGATCACTTGCGTGTGAGAATGCTTTCACCACTTTATCCATGAAGTCTGCTTCATGCTGACAAGCAAAGATGATGACAGGGCAACCGTTGAACAAGACAAATGTAATATCTCCATCATCGTATACGGCGTGATGGATTTCGTTGATCAAATCTAGCATTCCCTCTGCCGTGTGTGTCAGCCCAGCACGACTACGTGGGAGATAACTGTATGGGCTTGCTTCGCTACACATTAGCCATCGCACAAGCGGTTGAATGCTGTTGTCTGTGTTCATCGCTAATTCAATTTCAGCGATGGCTTCCTCAAAGTTCTTTCTGTATTCGTCAATTTTCTTCAAAGACATTCTCTCCTCACAATCTAGATAGCCACTTGTCCGTATACCAGACAGCGGCCACCCATGGAATTGACAACAGAGCTTGTGAAACAAAATAAGCTCCTTGTATCATCAGGGTGGCGTCCTTCATCACATCAGCTTTGCTAAAGCAAGGTGAACTGGAATAGTCACCAACAAAGCCGGCATAAAGAATAGTAGTGCAAAAATATGCAGCACAATCATTGCAAAGTTAATCATTTTTCTGTTTCTCCTTACATATCTTAGTAAATACACTTGCATCTCAAGCGAATCCATCAAAATCATCCTCATCTGAAAAGAATTTGTAAATCAGATAGAGAAAGAACAGAATGATCGCTACAATCAATGCCCCAATTTCCCACCCAGTAACCATATCGTTTTCCTCACTTATTGTGTTGTCTACAACTTAGTCAACTACTGCACGACTAAAGATCGTGCAGCTTGCCCACTCCCATGACCAACTGACAAGCATATGCCAGACCTCTCGATTTTACTAGTCATTTTCTGCAGGACCCGTGGAATTTTTAGTTCCAAATCGCCTGTTGCTTGCGACTTTATTTCTTCTCCGTAGCAGTCATTTTGACCAACGCGAAGTATATTTTTAGCAGCGTTATGGTCTCTATCGTGGTTAGTCCCACAATTAGGACATTGCCATTCTCTGGTTCCAAGATCGAGTTTCTCGAGCTTATACTCACATGAACTACACGTCTTCGAACTTGGGTAGAATCTATCAATTCGATGATATGTTCTACCTGCAAATGATGATTTGTAAGAAATCATTTTTGTCAGCGTAGACCACGCCACTTCATGAATTGCTCTACTTAGTTTCTTATTTTGTAGCATGTTCTTTACTGCCAAATCTTCTACGTAGATGGAATCATAATTATCAACCAGATACCTACTAACTAAATGATAGTATTCGTTCCTCTGCCTTGTTAATTTAGAGTGAAGACGTGCTACTTGCAGACGTAATCTTTCATGATTTTTGCTGCTTTTATCGGTTCTTGCGAACTGCTTCTGTTTAACTTTCAACAATCGCTTGGTTTTCACGATGTTTTCTAGTTCATCTGGTCTCTTAAATTTCAAACCATTACTGGTAATGAGCAAATCTTTGAGGCCTACATCACAACCAACTTCTTTACTGGTCATTGGTTGTAAAATCAATTCCGTTTCAACCAAGATAGAGGCATAATACCTTCCATCTGGATTTCTACTTATTGTTGTTGATTTGATTACCGAATTATCCGGTATTTGTCTATGTATGGCCGCCTTGACTGTTTTGAGCTTTGGTATTTGCAAAGTCCCATCATCATTCACACGGACGCCTCTAGTTCTGTATGATTGTCTCGAATGTTTGTTCTTGAACTTCGGCAGCTCTATCTTTGGGCCCTTTCGTTTACCGGTAACTGATTTGAAGAAGTTTTCATATGCAACAGACAAATCTTCTGCAGCCATCTGTAAAGCAATGGAATCTACTTCACGCAACCATTCCTTTGATTCTTTGAGTTTGGTTATGTCTTTGTTTATGTCGTAGTTTGAAAGATGTTTTTCTTTGTTCTTGAATCTCTCTTGTTGTTCATTCAAATACTGATTGAAAATTAATCTTTTGCAACCAAAGGTCTTTGCCAGCAGAACTTGTTGTTCTTCTGTTGGGTAAATCCGATATTTGTAAGCGAGAAGCTGTTTCATACTATTATTTATGCAAATCCTTTCTTTGACATAAATGTATTTATACAATAGAAACAATAGCAAAATATATTGCCGAACAAGGATGATTTGTTCGCTTACATCCGCACGATCTTTAGTCGTGCGGATGTACGCTCAACTTAATAAAACCCGTCGCTATCACTAGCGGTTGTTCCAACACCTATTACCGCTGTCAAGAATGCACCAGAAATCATTAGTGCAAAAATCTTTCTAGGACTTACTCCCATCACTGCCGCACCAATTATTGCAGCTACAAAAACAAAAGCGAGTAGACACTTGACGGCGTCTTTCGTGCTCACGTCTCTTCCCCTTTCACCATGCTGACAGCCGCCTGTTGCAGCTCCAGATAATCATCCACCCATCCGTTGTCACCATCACGAGCCTTCACAGCAGCCTTAGCCGCCAACGCAACAGCTTGTTTGACCTCGGCAATCTTGTCCTTATCCTCTTTCGGGTCAAGACCAAGGAACTCAATAGCTTTCTCGATTGCTGCTTTCTTCAGGTCGTTCAGGTCGGCAATAGTGATTGCAATCTCCCCTACTTGCTTGAACAGCTTGTGCAGGATTTCTTTGTCTTCTTGGTTAAAGCTCATTTGTTTCTCCTTAATGTGTAAATTGGTCAGTGACGTTTGGAAACTCTACATCAAATGGGACGTAGTAGATTTGTACGTCATCAATACACCGGGTATAGAACTCTGTACGTCCGTGCAAGTCTCTTACCTCATCCCACATAAAGCCTTCACAGCCGCGATTAGCGTCAATAGGGCAGTCGTGCTTATTTGCTACTTCTAGCACAGCATTTTTCAGCGGCTCCAGCTCAAGATCGCATGGTTCGTAAATATTCTCGCAACCGCTATCAGTAATAGCATTGAGTAAGTCATACTTCAACTGAGCTGACTCTTTTGTCAACCCTCCAACAACATTGGTCTGAGAATAATCTCCGTCGTTCTCCCAGCTACTACATACAATCATGTAACCACGAGGAATGCGATAGGACAGTACATCGCTTTTAATACTCATCAATATCTCCTGTATAATCCTCTACCATCACGTTGAGAAGGTAGTTGTTGTTGTCAAGCTCCATATTGGCAACTTGCACCTGATCAGGGTTTAACCACTTAGTCATCACAGGCAATCTCTCCCCTTTCATGTAACGAACAGAGTCACCAAACAACGTACTGTACACTTCCGCTGCTTCGTAGTCAACATTATCACACAAAGTAAGAGGTGTCAAGCCCACCAACGAACGTCCCTCTGTCGGGAGGAACCTTGCCCACTCCTTCTCTGCCTCGACAAAGCTGTCAACAATCTCGAGACATTCTAGACGGATTTTTTGCCATACACGCTTGCCACGCTCTGTCTGAAGCTCCCACTGGATGATGTATTTCATCGTCTCAGCGTGGATATTCAGCTCATCCAGCATAATCTTCTGGATGTAGTTGCAGATATTAGGAAACCACCCTGTAGAGTCTTTAATAGCAAACGGAATAGGGAAGGAAGCCATGAACTGAATCTTCTCCATGCACCACCACGTAATCAACCCCTTGAGCACATAAGGGTAGGCTGCTTCAGCAGTGATTTGACCAAGAGAATATTCGCAACCAACATCCTTCAAGTCAGCTAGGTTCTTGAATACTGGGTCAAGACGCTTCCGTACTTCGTCAATCCGCTTAGTGTATTTCTCCAATTCTACACGGTCGGGAATACATTGCCGCATAATCTCGGAATACGTTGCTGCGTGTACGTATTCCATCTGCCCATTCAGGCTGAACAGCTTACTTGCCTCACTATTAGTCAAGAATGGAGCGAACAACGGGAATAACCCATCTGCTGCCACACTGTCCAAGTGCCACTGGAACAGAAGATTGTACAGCATCAAATCCCGAATACCATCAGGGCAATTGTGCATATCCTCTCGGTCTTTCTCTAGAGGAAACTCCCCGTACATCCAATCAGTGGCCTTCTGAGCCAGGAACAAACTCTCCAGCTTAGGGTGATGGCACACAACTGTGTCTAGCAGCCCTTTCGGGCTACCAAAGAAGATGGCGTTGTCTTCGCCAAATTTACGATCAAAATTAAAGTCTCTCAACGTTCCTCCTCATTTAGTTCAGGGATCAGCTCACAATCCTCTTTACGTAGCATAAACATGCGTACAAATTTAGCATCACCATCTTGTCCATACTCCGGCTCTCTATCAGTGTACCATGAGTCTGGATCAAAGCAGGGAGCTACTCTATACTCTTCCCCTTCTCCACCGTAGTACCAACTCCTGGGATTGCCACATTTTACAATCCTAGCTCTCATTAGGATTCCTCCTGGTTTAGATGAGTGATTAACTCACAGTCAAACTTATCAAGCTGAAGTAGGTTGACCGTCATGTCTCGTGAGCTGAAGACAGCAGAGACTTGCCAACAATTAGCTGCATACGGTGATTGCTCTACATCAAAATCCTCACCCACTCTCCAGTAGTACCAACTCTTCCGGTTATCACATTTTACAACCTTTACCCTCTTCAGTAAATTCACAGCTCACATCCTCCACTAGCGCACTTTGCACTTTCACGTTGTGCGTATACACCATTAGTTTGGTGATTGAAATAATACCGGCTCTTCAGTCCCACTTTCTTCCGGTACAGATACCCAGCCATCCTCTTCGATGAGCTGACTTGAATCTTACCATCTGTTTGATGATGAGTCAAGTAAAGATCAGCAGAAATTGCTTGGCCCGTAAAGCATTGACCGATTGCGTAAATATCAATCATATCCTTTTCAGAGATTTCCCACGCAATCTCGTATTGATCTTTCAGCTCTTCCCATTGAGGGGCAATCCACTGAGCTTGCTTAGAAGCATCTCGCTTCTCAATAATGCCAGCACGAATCGGATACCAACCGTTGGTTGCGTCCTGGGCTTGACTACTACTCTCAGAAGGAACAGCTGTTTCCAGCACGCTAAAGCCAATCCCACCAGCTTCCACAATCTCTTTCCGCAATGTCTCCCAGTCATGCTTCAATGGCTGATGAGCAATCTCCATTGCATACTTGTTGCGTGTGTCAATCGGCAACCAACCATCAGGGTATTTCGTGCGATCAATCCATTCTGGTAGGCCATATTTCTTACCAATCTCTAATGCAGCTTTGTGCAGCATGTAAGAATGTGTTTCAGCAAGGCGATGGAAGAATTTCTTCCCCCACAATGAAGAGTATTTCATCCCGTTCTTTGCCATCAAATGTGCCACGCTGATCATACTCACACCAGCACTCAGACGAGCAATGGCTGTGCGCTTCATGGAGGCAAACGGGTAGTTGCCATGAATGATCTTGATGCGGCACATTAGCAATGCATAATACGCTGCTTTGTAGTAGAGGTCAAGATCACCATTGATCGTTGCTACGTTAATCCCCATCAAGTTGCACGTAGCAATCTCACCCTCACTGTTTGGGTCGTGTAGCTCGATAGTGCCTTTGTTGAAAGACTTTGTTGGTAGAGCGATTTCAGTACACTGCCCAGTCAGAATCCCATTAAACACCCCCATGTGACGCTTTGGTTCGTTAAAGCAGTATGTGTCGTGCAAACCATCAACAGGGGAAACACTAACAACGGTTTCTGGGGCGCACCAACCATACAGATCGTCTTTGTCAGGATACCACCACGCAATCAGACGATCCCCTTCGTTCAAATCGCCTGCGCGTACTTCAACCTTTGAATAGGAACAGTTGGGCACCACATAAAATTTATGGTAAGGAGTGCAATCAAGAAACTTGCCACTCTTGAGCATCACTCTAACCAAAGATTGATTTTCCCCTGTCTTTCGTACAACAGTCTCTGACCATTCCTCCCCGTTCCATACATTCACTGTCTGATCTACTACATCAGAGATTACCACATTACCCTTGTCTGTCAGAATGAGCGTATCACTGCTTACACATAAATTTGAGCTGTAAATCGTCTCCTTAAATGGAGTGTGACGGTTCAGTTCATCTGTGGAATACTCGTATTGGCGTGTCTCAACAGATTCTCGCAACACACTGAACAGAATCTTCCGTGCGCTTACAAATTTCTTCGGGATTGTGCTGTCAGCTTTCACCCGCTCATACTCAGCGTTAAACAACTCCTTATCTGGTTGATACAGAAGCTCCCACAGCTTTGGTGCGTAGTAGCAGCTAACGAGCATCCACAGCTTATCTTCTCGTACAGCATCAGCGAAAGCATCGTTTGCACCAAACGCATAATCCAAGTCTCCCAGACGAACATCTGGAGGCGTGGTAGGGTTCTTCCAACGTGCAATGTTAAGCAGCTCTGGGTCAAGGCATGTGTAGTATGTCGTAACAGCCCCTGCACGCCCAGCTTGCTTAAATGACCGAGCCATTGCATCAACGGCCTTGTAGTAGGCGTGCTTACCAGCGTGTGTGGTGCTAGTGCCAACTGGGTCTGTAGGAGAGCGAAGTTCCAGGCTCATTCCAATCCCCGACCCCGTAGCAGAGCATTCCAACGTAGCTGTCAACGCCGCTGAAATTGCAGGTCGATTGTCACCTCCACGAATTACAACACAACTAGGAGCAACCCCTTTTGGGGTGTTAATGTACAAATGATCTGGAGTAGGGGCGCACAGTACATCTTTACTCAATAGCTCATAGATGTCCTTAATTGTTGTAAGAGTATCGCCTTTGTTGTCCTTACTCGCGTACCAACACGCTTGACGCATGAAAGTAAATTGAGGAGACTCAACAGGCTTCCCTGTTTTCACATCAGTTAGAACATATTTTTTCACAATCTGCACAACCTGGGAATACTTCATATCCAAGTCGCGCTTGTGGTCGACGAACGAATTGATCTCTTCCCACTCTTCGTCTGTGAAATGAAGGTCTTCCACCATGCCTTTAACCAACAGCTTTTCGTGCTGCTCTCTCACAGTTGGGATGCTCCATTCGTTCCCGTACAGCTCGTGGTAAAGGTTGCCAATAAACAATCGTCCAGCAAACTTCTGATGTGCCGTAGACGCGTTGTCGTTGACGCACGTATCAATCATTGCTTGCTGCAAGTCTGTAGTCTTACACCCATCGTTACATTTACGGTAGGCTGCTGCTGCGATGGTCTCCCAGTCTAGACCGAGCTTCTCATCAGCCCATTCAGCCCAGTGTGCAAGCTTCTCTGAGGAGAAAGCCTGACGGCTTCCATCCCGCTTAATTACGTAGTTGATGTGACTCATTTATACCACTCCTCAATTGAATAACGTTTTTTCAGTGCTTCCACAACCCGTGGGTCCGACTCTGTAGCTGCTACAAGCTGTGCCAGCTCGTGCTTGCGTTTGCGCCAAGACTCATGCGCCTCTTCCGGGGTTGAGAAGTAGCCTAGGTGTTCTACCTTTCCGGTGAAAGGGTTATTACAATGGGCGATATATTTGCCTGTAGGTTTATAAAGACTTACGCCAATAGGGTAACCTCCTCGACTCGCATCGCTTGCAATAACAAACTTGTTTGTTGCTTGCAGCACAAAAGCACATGTGTCAGGTGAACAGAGTTTGCTTCCGGGAACAATAATGTCCTTGTCTAGGCACTTACCCTGCCAGTCTTGTTTATCCATCCACTTTTTAAATGCTGTCGCGGACAACCACTCACTGCAGACTCTTGTGCCAATATAGGTTGGGTATCTTTCTAGGTATTTCTTGCTATAACACCTTTCTATCATGCTTTTCCACACTGCATAGTATTTGCATCGAAAAACATGCTTCTGGATTCTTTTGCCTCCATTTTCTGTTACATATTCATAGACTTGTGTCCTGTAACCCAGATCATTGACCCCAACACCATATATTAGCTTATTCATTTATTTTCCTTTATTCTGCCCTCTCAGATCATGCAATCAATATTATAGAATGCTTTAATCTCATGCTTCAGATGATTGATGCGCTGCACAACGTTATTTTCTTCACCCTCATCCATGTAGCGCAGTACGGTGCTCTCCATTCTACTCCGATCTGGTTCTTCAATGCTCCCCAAATCCTCTACAGCAGACATGTCAAGACAAGCTAGTTGATAAAGTTCTGAGCGGAACCACGGATCATCATTACGACCAATAGCTGCTTGCAAGGAGCTATTGCTGCTCCATACCCACTCATTGTCTGTTCGTTCTTTGCCGACAATTACAGCCATCACTGCTGGTCGATTGGTGGCAGAATCACGATACAAAGACACTGAAAGAGCCATTGAGTGCTCTACATCCATCCCCATTCTATGCAAGAACGGAAGAACTTCTGGGTTGAGTCCCCCGTAAGTGAGAATCTCGGTGATGAAAGGGAGATTTCTAGAAAGGTCTTTCAGGCTAACTCGAAATACTGCTTCCCCTTTAGACAAATAAATATCTTGTGCAAACGACACAACTCGTTTGTTTTCTGTCATTCCCTCTCCTTACTTTACTAGCTCATCCAGGAAAATGACTTCCGGCTTGCCGTTAATAATTACCCCGCAATTCAACATAGGGGCTGTCATTTGTCCCTTATTATAATTGAACGCAGGGCTATAGTCGTCAATAAGACAACCCAATTGCATTGCCCACAAGGGCTTCTGATCTTTCCCTTTCACAGAGAACGGTTTCCACCACTCCACTTTACTGAGAGAATGGTGATGCCCTTGTACAACACACATTCCTTGCGTTTTCCCCACCTTGGTTGCATCATTTGACCGCCCATGTGTCAAATACAAAGGTAGATCGTTAGGTAGAGTGATGCACAGATGATCCACCCATTTCCACCCATCGCCTACGCCGTATACATCGTTGTATGACTTCAAATAGGCTTCAGGAATCCCGTGTGTTGCTGCTCGACGGAATGCCAACGACCCGTGATTGCTGTGCAACAGGGTGAGCTGAGGGAATAGCTTTTCCACTTCCTTCATGTACATCCGCGTAAGATATAGCTCATCAGCAGCAGAAGGGAGAGATGTACTCTTTTCATGGTAACTCAGCCCGGCTTTGTCAGCTTCATCCCCCATGCACACAACAAATGTTGGCTTGTATTTGTCCTTTAACGCTCGCAGAAACTGAAACGCTTTAGGGTGATGGAAAGGCATGTGTAAATCACTGATGCACAGAATACGACTAAAATCCTGTGCTTCCACCGTATCCAACATGTTGTAGTATTTGCGCAGATGCTCTTGTACAGTAGTCTTTGGTACACCAAGCGCCTTAGCAATTTGACGCCAAGACATTTTACTACCATCTTGCTTGCGAAATTTACTCAGCTCAATGGCCTGCTGTTGCCATGTTTTCTCTTGCATTAATTCTCCTTACAGACCAAGCAACGGTTCAGCCAGTGCAATAGCTGCTTTTAGGTGCGTGATGTTTTCACGATGCACAAATACAGCAGAATCGGAAGGGAAGTCATACACCCATACGCCTTGCATTGATGGTGCATCCACCACTTTCACATGCTGGCGACCTGTTGTTGGTGTCTTTCCGTAAGTCACCCAAGTAAATGTATCAACAGTAGGTGATAGAGTACCATCCACCCATTGTGCGTTATTACCAAGAATGTTATCACTCATTGTCTTCTTCCTCTCTCAATTCATCTTCACAAACGTGCCCACAACGCAGGCAACGCCACATTGGTACTCCGTCTAATTCAAACGGAGAATATGCGTGCTCACAATCATCCCGTTCTTGCAAGGATGTTCCTCACTTTCTCACGACGTTCTTTGTCGTTTTTGGCTGTTTCTCTATTCTCACGCAAGAGCTTGTTTACAGCAGATTTATCTTTCATCAAAGCAATTACTTTCTTCTCAAGCAATGCTTCTTCAAAAGTGATCCTTTGTCGTTCAGCATAGCTCTTTACTTTGTGTGCTTCTTTGCCAACTACTTGCATGTTGTTTCTTTGTGCGCACAAATGTTGAATGAAAGGTAATACGTCAGACCAATCGTTCAAAGAAACGTTCCCGTGAATATGATCCACTTCCATCTTACTCTGTACATTCCATTCACCAGTAAGCGCACACACTCCACCAGCCTTAGCCCTCCCTTTATACCACTCTGGGGATGGAACTTGACACAAAGATTTCTTGTACATCAGCTTAGGGGGATATTTGTTCCACACCCCTCCTCTCAAGCACCCTCGAAGCCACGAGAAGAA